CACGGCCATTGCTCCTAATGCTTCTTCTTCTATTATCATGGGCAATACTTCTCCTTCTATTGAGCCCTATCGTGCTAATGCTTACAGGCAAGATACACTTTCTGGATCTTTTCTGAATAAAAACAAATACTTAGATAGGATTATCAAGGGTCTTACTCAGACAGAAGAAGAATATAATGATGTTTGGTCTTCTATTATTGCTAATGATGGTTCAGTACAACATCTAAACATATTAGATGAAATAACTAAAGATACATTTAAGACATCAATGGAAATTGATCAAAGATGGATTGTTGAATTGGCTGCTGATAGACAGAACTACATAGATCAGTCACAATCATTGAATCTTTTCTTTAGACCAGATGCACACATTAAGTATGTACATGCTATGCACTTCATGGCATGGAAGAAGGGTGTTAAGACATTGTATTACTGTCGTTCCGAAAAGATTGGTAAGGCAGATAAGGTATCTAAGAGAATTGAACGTGAAGTAATAAAAGAACTAGATATGAAATCATTAGTAAATGATGATGTTTGTTTATCATGTGAAGGTTAGACCTCACATGACATGTGAAGTATATAAATAGTCCATAGGAGGTATCTTGTGGACTATCAAAAAATATACAACAATCTAATAGAGAGTAGACTCAGTAAAAATATAACAGAAGATCAATATTATGAGAAACATCATATAATACCAAAATGTCTTGGTGGTTATAATAATAAAGAGAATCTGGTAAAACTTACATATAGAGAACATTATATTGCACATTGGTTGTTGTGTAAAATACATTCAGATCATTCTGGAATACAATATGCGTTTCTTTCAATGTTGAGAAAACAACCAACAGGTGAAAGAATATTTACGGGAAGAATGTATGATAATATAAAGAGGAACTTTTCTAGTTTTAGAAGATGGCAATCAAAACAACCCGGTTATCAAAATCCAGGAAAAACACAAATCTCTAGAGATAGTGCTAGAAAGAGGATGTTAGAACGCAATCCGATAAAATTAGATCCAAGCAAGAATAGAACCGCACAACCAATCAGAGTTCATTTTATAAATGGAGAAGTTAGAGATTATAGTTATGCTAAACTATTTTGTAATGAAAATAATGTTCCATATGGTACAATGAAAGTTTGGCTGAAGAACAACACCGGATACTCTAAAAAACACAATATATTGAAAATAGAAAGAATATGATCAAAAAAGTAGAACACAAACTAACAGAAGAAAGAACATACTTCAAACCATTCAACTATGCTTGGGCATATGATGCATGGTTAAAGCATGAGCAGTCCCATTGGTTACACACAGAAGTTCCAATGTTGGAAGATGTTCAAGATTGGAAGAAGAAGTTATCTAAAGAGGAAAAGCATTTCCTTACACAAATCTTTAGATTCTTCACTCAAGGGGATATTGACGTTGCAGGTGGTTATGTAAACAACTATCTTCCACATTTCCCCCAACCAGAAGTTCGTATGATGCTTCTTGGGTTTGCAGCAAGAGAATCATTACATATTGCAGCTTACAGTCATCTTATTGAAACTCTGGGTCTTCCAGAAACAACTTATAATGAATTCTTTGAATATGCGGAGATGAAAGAGAAACATGATTATGTTATGGATATATCTTCTAAGAATGGTACTGTTGAGTCTACTGCCACCCATATTGCTGTCTTTTCTGCTTTCACTGAAGGTATGCAGTTATTCTCATCATTCATCATGCTTCTCAACTTTCCTAGACATGGTAAGATGAAAGGAATGGGACAAATCGTTACTTGGTCTATTGTGGATGAAACCCAACATACAGAAGGAATGATCAAATTGTTCAAAACCTATATAGAAGAAAATCGTGAGATTTGGAATGATGATCTGAAATCAAAGATTTACGCTATTGCTGAAAGAATGGTTGAACTAGAAGATAAGTTTATTGACTTGGCATTCTCAACTGGTGCAATGGAAGAATTATCATCTGAGGATGTTAAGAAATATATTCGTTATATCGCAGATCGCCGTTTGATCTCACTGGGATTGAAAGGAATCTTTAAAGTAAAAAGGAACCCATTGCCCTGGGTAGAGGAAATGATTAATGCGCCAACACACACCAACTTTTTTGAGAATAGGGCTACTGACTATGCAAAAGGTGCTTTATCTGGAAGTTGGGGTGATGTTTGGGCAAACTAAACATTAGGGAAATAAATGTCAATAATAAAAACGATAAATGGAGAATGTCATGAATGTGAGTCAGTATTCTTAGTGAATTATAACGAGATGTTATCATCTAAAGAATTTCCAGAATACTGTCCGTTTTGCGGTGAACCAATTGAAGACCTGTCCGATGAATCTGACACCGACTATATAGAAGGTGAAGATGAATTGGATGAGGAATCATGGCATTAGAATGGACTTATAATAAAGAAGTATTTACAGAAGATCTGGTTAGTGAGAATTATGGATTCATCTATATCATCACCAACCTTTCTACCAACAAAAAATATATAGGCAAGAAGTTCTTTTATTCTACCAAGACCAAACAGGTAAAAGGTAAGAAGAAGAGAATGAAAGTACAAAGTGATTGGAAATCATACTATGGATCTAACCAAGATCTAAAAGATGATGTAAAAGAACTTGGTAAAGACCTATTCACCAGAGAAATAATTCACCTATGTCTATCTAAGGGTGAATGCAACTATATGGAAGCAAGAGAACAGTTTGTACAAGATGTTCTACGCAAACCAAATGAATTCTATAATCATTGGATTATGGTAAGAGTTCACAGGAACCACCTAAAGATTCTACTTGACACATGACATGATTTGATGTATAATGAAAATCATTAATCACAACTAGGGGAAAGGATTCATGTTACTAGAACTAGAAGATATGAAAGGTAAGAGTTATGATTGTTTGTCATTCTTACCCGGAAAAGCAGAGGGATTGGTTTCTATAGAGGGCGGTGAATATTCTGATGATGGTGTTGCACTAGGTGGAAGTAAACTTGGAGATATGTATCATATTACCTTAGTTAAAGATCTACCATGTGGTAATGTCCACTTTGACAATTTTGAAGCAATCTTAGCAGATCCATTAGTTTATATGTCCAATCTGATTGAATCTGGTTGGTATGGTATTATCCACAAGAAAACCACTACATCACAAGAATTTAACGATGGTGTGGTAAAAACAATGAAACCCACTGAATTACATTAAAATATAGGTTATATAATGATATTGATTGATTTGAATCAGGTTCTGATTTCTGGGTTGATGGCACAGATCAACAACCAGAAGAGTAACAAACTACAAGAGGATCTTATTAGACATATGATCCTCAACATTATTAGAACACACATGAAGAACTTCCGTAAGGAATATGGTGAAGTTATTATGTGTTGTGATAATCGTAAGTATTGGAGAAGAGAGGTCTTCCCATTCTATAAAGCTGGTCGTAAGAAAACACGTGATAAGTCCGATCTAGATTGGCATCTTATTTTTGATATGCTTGCTAGATTTAAGGAAGAACTAAAAGAAAACTTCCCGTACAAGGTCATTGATGTTGAACGTGCTGAAGCAGATGATATTATCGGAACTTTGGCACCTAGACACGTTGCACATGAGAATGTTCTTATTCTCTCTAGTGATGGTGACTTCTTACAACTACAGAAATACAACACAGGAAAGTATTCTATTAAGCAATACAATCCAGCACAGAAGAAATATCTCATTTCAGAGAACCCACATGAAGAACTAAAGGAAAAGATTATCCGTGGTGATAAGGGAGATGGTATTCCTAACGTATTTTCTCCACCTGATTGTTTTGTAAATGATTTTAGACAGAAACCAATCACTAAGGGTACTCTTGACAAACTTCTTAATGAGGATTGGAATGAGTGGAAAGACAACTATGCTAAGACAGGTTTCAGTAGAAATCAGATGCTGATTGACCTAGAACATATCCCTGTTGATATAAAAGAAAAAATCATAAATACCTATGAGGAAGTAAAACCATCACCTAAGAATAAGTTGGTTAATTACTTTATGGAAAAGAAACTGATGAACTTAATGGAAGTGATTGAGGAATTTTAATGTCTAATAAAAATATGTATGAAGTGTTTGATGAATTTGAAATGGCAAACACAGATCAAGAAAGAATGTTGGTGATACAAAAGAACTTATCACAAACTCTAGTCAATACTCTTAAACTAACATACCATCCTGCATGGCAATGGTTAGTAACAGAAATGCCCCAAAACTACAAAGTCCCTGACACCAAACCAGGAATATCTGTTTGTCAGTTGGGAACTGAGTTAAGGAAACTATACCTATTCCGTATGGGCGATGGAACCGCAGAAAGTTTAACTCCAAGAAAACGAAATGAACTATTGATTCAGTTACTTGAGTCACTTGAACCTCGTGAAGCAGAAGTTGTTATCGGGATTTTCAAGAAAGATCAAGGTGTTCAAGGATTAACTTATGGATTTGTCAAGGCAGCGTTCCCTGACATGCTACCATAACGTGCCTGGTAGTAAAATAAAGGCATTAACATGAAACAGGAGCTATAAAGTGGCAAAGAACTTAGCAAATATTCATAAAAATCATCTTTATGAAGAAGATTATGAAGGATTTGGTGGAACTTTTCTAAAACACAAGAAGAAAAGCAATGAAAGTGTTGAAGTTAAACGTGCTAAGAACGTAACAACAACAAGATTCAAGGCAAAAGAGTATAAAAACTACGAAAAAGAGAATGATTACTACTTTGACTGAGTAATTTCTTGACATTTTTGGGTGAGTGTGGTATAATATACATCACAA